TTCGTAATTGGTTGCGGAACATCGCTTCCAGTTCGTCCTGTGACAGCGTATCCGGCTTGAGTCCCATCGCTTTCGAGCGTGCCTCGACGCTGGCCTGCAGGCGCTTGAGAGACGCTAGGACGGACGCGGTAGAACGGTCCTTCTGTGGCTGTTTCATATGTCACTCCTTGGACAGGAATTGTCGCAGCCTTTGGTGCTGAGACTTCAGGAATATTTGCTTTTGTTGCTGTTTTTGCCACACCTTTAATTGCGCCCACTGCGCCAGGCATGGCTGCGGGAGTCCACATTTGGGGCAGGATGGGCGGCAGCTTAGACTCGCGTATCAGGCGCTCTAAGCCCTCGGCAGTGCTCTCAAGGTACTCAGGGCCAAGCTCCGTCTGCATGGGCCTCATATCGCCTGTAATGAAGTCCTGAGAGGCTTCTAAGGCGCGTTGCAATGGTCCTGTATCTGAAGGGTCGCCGCTCTTGATTGCTTCTTTGATAAAGGTGCCGGCAGTGACGGCAGGTGATACCAAGGTGCGGCCAACAATTGGCAGGCCCGTAAGTGCCGCATCAATACCGCCAGCAAAACGCGGAGCCACTGACTCGATGTCTTGCAGAATGTTGCCTTGGGCATAGCCTGGCAATGAGGACACACCGCGCTTGGGCGTCTTGCCCATGAAGCGGTCAACAGGATTGCCACCGGCCTGCATCCGTGGCGCATTCATTAGCTCAAGCAGCATGGTGTCGGGATTGTCAGAGATGCGGACAGCACCGCCCTTCTTGTAAGGGATAGGCTTGCTGAACTTCTCGCGGATTTCAGGCGTAATGTCAAATCCAAGCTGGTTGCCAAGAGCGCCGTAACGCTCTGCATCGCGCTCAAGCTGGCCAATCTTGTCGGTTAGGTAAAGGTAACGAGAGCTTCCAGGCGTGGCGTTGGCAAGCTCTTCTCGGAGCTTGGCAGCCTTGTCTTCAAACTGGATGCCGCGCAGGTTGTTTTTGCCAACAAGCTTGCGTACACGATCGGGCACGATCTCGTCGTAGAACTTCCTCATCCCTTTGCCGCCAATCTCAAGGCCTTGACCCTCAAGGCTTCTTATTGAAGCACCCATACCTGCAAACCGACCTTGCTGCGGCTTTTGCTCCAGAATCTTTTGCGCAGTCTCTTCGCCAATGTATTCAGGCAATTGCTTTGCCGGGTCGTTTATGGGCTGCTCCACGACCCTTCGTCCGTCCTTGCCGTAACCAATCAGCAAGCCATGACCCAACTCATCAGGGCCTGGGGCAATGCCGCCGCTTGTGCGAATGAACTCGAGCCTGTCAATGTAATTCGTTAGCCTGAAGCGATCGGCAGACTGCTTGCCATTGATAAACGCCACACGGTCATAGCCTTCATCAACCGCACGTTTGAGTATGTTCTTGAGCGATAGGTCTACCCAGTCTTTGGTGTTCTGTACGAAGGGGGCCGATGGAATTGCTTCCTGAATATTTTTTTGTTCTGCCAGTAAATCATCGACTTGCCGACCTAAATTGCGCACTTCTTCGGTCATGGCGTCAAACTTGCTATCGTCTAGATTTGGAAGCCGAAGCGCATCGTTGGATACCTGACGCTGCTTGGTTAGCAATTCATCGATTTCTTTTTGGATGTCTCCATAGCTTCGCTGGCTTTGCTTGAACCCCTTCTTCCTGCCCTCTTGCGCCCAATCAGACTGTAGCTCTTCGATGAAGAGCACCTTCTTGCCTTCAGCGTCAGTGCGATCATTCATGCGTACATGGGACAGGACGTTGGGTTGATCGCGCCAGTGAGACGATTGATACTTTACTGGCTCCTGCGCTATTCCTGTTTTGCTATTCCACTCGCCCTGCCTGCCACCGGCAACCCACTCTTCGTAAGTTTGTTTTTTTGCCGGCCCCTGCGGTATTGTCAGCAACATCTCGCGGTAGTTCTCGCCGCCAGGGATGGTGTACTGGCCGTACTTGGAAAGCGCTTCAGCAGCCTTGGTGCCGGGTTTGTACTGGCGCTTCATTTCGGTCAGGTCGTCGATAGCATCGGCTGCAAACTCGGCAAGGCCCAATTCGCCCTCATTGACAAGCTTGTCGTAGCGCTGATTGGCAAGGGCTATGGCTTCATCGATCTGCGTCACGTCAGACGGGTCAAACTCAGGCATGTGGACCTTGAGCCACTCCTTGGCATGAGGAGGCACGACGGTCTCGCCGAGCATAACTTGCTGGACCTCGGGCACTGTGCCCTTAGTCATCGCCTGCACTTCTTCCCTGGTGACGTTAGGCATAGCCGCTAGGCGCTCGGCAAGGCCAGAGGACTGTAGGAACTCCTTGCTGACGTTTTCGCCGCGCTGGATCTCATTCAGGAACGCCTGGCCTGGCCCCTGCTTGCGCTGGACATTAAGCGCTGCCTGCTCGACGGGATTGTAAAAGCCAAGCGGCGAGACGGGCGCTTGCATCTTAGGCGCTGCCTGTAGCGGCGCTGCATAATTAAGCACGCCAGCAAGCGGACCCTCGCCAAACATGGCCTGGTCGATGGGGCGCAGCGCTTCTCTGCCCGCTACCTTGCCGACATCCAGTGCGGTTGCGCCGATCGCCTTTGCGGCACTTAGAGCAGGCTTGGCAAAGGGCATGTAGCCCAAGCCAGCCTCAAGGTTGGCTAAAGCAAATTTGGCGGGATCGCGCTCCTCGGTTGCCTCAGACATCTCGCGGTAGATGCGCTCGGGATCGGGTACCAACATCTCAATGGCACCCTTCACATTGCTCGCAACGCTTTGCGCCCTGGGCTTGGGCATGCCGAGAGCCTCGAGGCCTGAGCGGGCTAAGCGGTCAAGCCTGGTCGGCGTCTGCGATAGCGGCAGCGCTGACATCTCTGCTGGCGGTGGCTCCACGCGTCTGAGCAAGTCTTGCGGCGTCGTGCCCATCACGCTCTTGTAGCGTTTGGCCTCTTCAGCCTCCCTGCGCATGCGCTCTTGACGCATGGCTTGTGCTGCCATGGGATTGAAGTTGAACATTTGCTCTGCAGGATCGCCACCGTCTTGCATGTGGACTGCGCCGCCGTCTTTGTACTCAAAGTCCTCGGGATTGCCGCGGATGGGCTTCTTGCCCAGCACGAGCGGCCCGATCTGGATGATGCCTTCCTCAGTGCCGATGATCGGCTCCATAGTCCTGCGATCGTAGAAGTGGCCACGGCGCTCGGGGTCATAGCCGATCTGGGCATAGTCCTTGCTGCGCAGGGCTTCCATGGCCATCTCAAGGGCTTCCTCATCACTGACGGGTTTGTAGGCCCCTCGGATGGTGGCAAACGATGACTTGTCATCTAAGCCCAAGGCAACCTTGCGCGCAGCCTTAGTGCCGGGCAGCATCTTGGTCTCGCCCTCGAGTACCATGGTCGGGGTGTAAATGGTCTTAGGCTCATCAGCAGGCGGCTTTAAGCGGTGCTGTGATGTCACAAACACACCCTTTCTCGAGTACGCGGGGATGTCGAGCCTGCTCAGAATAGTTTCACCTGGCACGAGCACATCAGTGCGGCCAAAGTCCTTGACCTTATCGCTTGTGAGTGCTGCCAGTGCTTCTTCAGCCGTGGCGGGCTTGGGTATGAACTCGTAAGGCGTGACAGGCTTAAGCTGGTCAATGATGGCGTAATACTGCTCGCGGGTGATCTTGCCCTGCTCGTAAAGTCTGGCGGCCTGCTGAAGCTCAGGCATGCGCCTGGTGACATCCTTGAAGCCCATGTCCAGGCGGCTGACGGCAGGCTTGGGCGCACCGTACAGCATCTCGAGTACCTTCTTCGCGTCTGTTGGCTTGGGCTTCATCGATGGCCTCCGTTTGCGCGGGATGATAACCCTTTGCGGTTAGCTTGCATACGGATTGGTCCTCGTGATGCCTGCGTCCACATAGTCCTCGGGATCGTAGTCATCAGGCGGTAGCGGGTCGATGTTGAGCCAACTTGCGTCTCTGAGGTATCTGAGTGCCTGGCTGAAGGCATCGCAAAAGTCATCGTGGTCGGTATTCGGGAAGCTGCAGATCTGCGTGACCATGGCCTCAGCCCAGTCGCGGACATAGCCCGGCCTGTTGCTGGACTCGGGCACATACACCCTTCCTGCTTTCACGATGTTGGCCACAATGCTCAGCCGCTGGATCTTGTCAGCCCTGCCGGGGTTGTAGGCCCTCACGGGGATGTGTGCGCGCTGCAAGTCCTGGATCAGCACGATGCCGGCAGCCTTGTCCTCGACCAGGACGAGGTCCACCTTCTTGGCGGTCTTGCCCTCACCGAAGATGATCTCGAACTCGTCAATGACCTTGGGCTTGAGGTCGGGGTACTGCAGCCGGTCTTGCCAAGCGTCGATGATCAGTACGCACATGCCACCGTCAGTAGGTTTGAAGACACCGAAGGTGATGCTTGCAGTGGGATCGTTGACCGTCTTTTCAGTGAAGGCGCAGTCATAGCTTTGGACCACGTACTCGAGCTTGGGCAGTTCCTTGCCAGCAGGCCAAAGCTTGAACCAGTCGCGTTGGACAATACCACCCTCCTCGGGGTCGATGATCTCAGCGTAGATCTCCTGCCTTCCAAGCTTGGTGCCCTCGTACTGCAGGATCTGGCGCTTGAAGTTCTCACTCAGATTATCCAGGTTTGAGTAAGTGCTTGCCGTGGTAAGCACTACATCATCACCCTCGCGGCTGATCAGGTCGATGATCAGGTCCTTGGGCTTGGGTGTTGTGGTGCAGATCAGCCTGGTCTTCATGTCGGGCAGCTTTAAGCGCATACCAAACTGGATCTGGTCCCAGGCTTCCTGGATGTACTCCCAGGCGGCTAACTCATCGAGCCAGCCACCGTGGAACTGTGGACCGCGGAAGCGCTCAGGCTCCGAGGCGGGTATGCCCTTGATCAGCGAGCCGTTGGTAAGCTTGATCTCATGCAAGGCCTTGTTGTAATCAGCGATCAGGACCGCAGGAATCACGCTCAGGAGGCCCGAGTCACCTTCGAAGCATGTACCCCTCACGTCACTGCTCGTTGGGGCCGCCACGAGCCATCTGGTGGCTTTGTAGGACTGTGCCCACCAGCCAATCTGCTCGGCTGCAGTTCGAGTCTTGCCGGCGCCGCGGCCTGCCAGCATGAGCCATATGGACCACCAGTCACCGTGCGGTAGGATCTGGTGCTTGAGTGCTCGAGTGAGCCACATCATGCGCCAGGCCCAGGCGGCAGCCGCTTGTGGCTCTAGCCTGGTGTACTGCTCGCGGATCTGTGGATCTTTGAGCAGGGCCTCAAGGTCACTTGTCCCCAAGCTGTCTCTTAGCCTCGAGGTTCTTGAGCATGGCGTCGAAGATACTAATGTCAGCCTGCACGGCTACGGGATTGTCAGCATCGCCAGCGTGGGTGAGGCGCTCACCGTACTTTTTGGGGTTCCACTTGGCCAGCAGCTTGAGCCGTGTCTCGATCTGCAGCTTGCGGTGGCCAAGCATGTCCTCCCTGGTGACTATGATGCCGCCTTCAGTCTCGACCTGCTTGGTACCCCACTTGGGCGTGTCGGCTAGCTCGAGGCATTCCTCGGCCATCTTGTCGTATCCGATCTCCCGTGCGCGTGCGATGGCTGCAGAAAGACCGACGCCGCGCCCCGAAGCAACCTCCTTGTCATCCCTGTACATCCAGTCATAAATGGTTCGCCAATCAGGCATACCTTCATCTCGGCATATCTGCCTTAGTGGCTCAGCGTTACTTAAGCGCTCCACGATCTCTTGTGCGATCTCGGGGGTGTATTTGCTGGGGCGGCCTGTTTTCTTGGGCGCGGTTTGGGGCGTGGCCTGGGCTTTAGGTTTGGCGGGTTTGGGCATCACATCTTCCAGTGACATAAGATCCGCTGATGATAGGGTTTTGGTGGGCTGGTGGCAATTGCTTGCGCAAGGCAAGGTCTAACTGCTTGATTTTACTACAGCTTTACCAAAAAAAGAACCCCCAATTGCTGGGGGCCAACTCTACGGGGAAGTGCAGAGGATTTGAGGAGAACACATCACATAACTGCCATCGCCAGTTTAGGTGCTCTCTGCCGTGCTGGCAACCCCAGTCATTGCGATAAATCGGTTAAGGGCATCGCGCAACTCGATGACTTGATCGCGGGTTAGGTTCGCTGAGCAGTGGCTACCAATCTTCCACACTGACAGCCAAAGGTTGTCTTCATAGTCACTGAGTTTGATGCTCTCGTAGTCTTCAGTTTTTATGGTTACGTCAAATTTGCTCATGGTGTTTGCTCCAGGTGGTGGGGCCGAGGCCCCGGTTTGATTAGATGACTGAGAAGGGTGCTACGAGTTCTTGGAAAGCATCGCAACCACTAACTTTATGAGTTTGAGGAACGCCCCAGTACGCCCAATTACGATTCCAAGGGCTGGTTCCACGAACCTTTTGCAAGAAGCGCTCTGCACGCTTTTCATCCCGGAAAATGGCAGCGTGTGCAATTGGCTCCCAATGACTATCGCTGCAAGCGCGCTCCAAACCTTGGATCTGAAAGCCGTCCATGCCCTTGATGTTTACTTTGACTACTTGAAGGTTTTTCATTTGTTTGCTCCTGGGGTTTGCGTTGTTTGCTACTGAGACTCCATCGTACTCTCATTTAATCCACTTGTGTAGACACACGCCATCCATCCGACAAGTGGTCGTGATACGCAACCAAACGGCGTGTCACATGCAGCAGTTCAGCTTCATCCACCTGGTAATGCTTGGTAAAGCCTTTAATGCCCATGCCATGGATGCCAGTGCGTCCCCTATGGTGCTCAGGGCATAACGGTATCGCATCCCAGTGGCTTGCACGCTGTCCCATACCGGTGCCCTTTCTGGGGTGATGGATCTCTGCTGGCGTACCTGGTGTGCCCTGCAAGTGACACAGCACACAGCCAATGGCAGCCACCTTACTCAGGTGCTTTTTCTCTTCCTGGTTCATCGATCGTCTCCACGCCAACTAAACAATTAAGCACCTTGGTATCACCCGTGACAGCCCGGCAACTGATGTAACGGTAGTCATCTTTCATGGGACCAAGCTTTTGCAGCACCTCGCCCGATCGGATCAAGATGAACCAGGTGCCCTGCTTGAGATTACAAAGCTTTTCGTATTTGCTCGGCATGTTCTATCCCCCAACCCCTGCCTTGTGATTGCGCAATCTTTGCGGCATATGCCAGGCCTGATCTGAAGCCGGCGCTCCAGCCCTCGGCATAAACCTCCTCGGTCCAGCCCTTGTCATCTTCAAATGCCACAGCGCCGATGAAGTCAGCCAGGTCTGCAAGCATTTGTTTGTGGCGGCCATCGTTGCTCATCAGATCGTGGCCTTGCCCTCGAGGCGCAGGTTGGCTTGTTCCGTTCTCCAGATGTCCACTCTGGCTTGTGCTGCGATCAGATCCCATCTTAATTTCTCCTCGATTGCGACAGCCTCCTTGAGGCCTTTAAGCAGTTCAACGTACTCAGCGTGAGCATAAGCGTCACGTTCTTGTGCGCCAAGGGCGCCTTCAATGGATTGCTTCATCAGCAGCGCCTTCTTGCTCTTCCTGAACTCTTCAAGGTAAACGCGCTGCGCTTTGGCATCGGCAAACTGCTGAGCATGCGTGATGATGTGGTCAACTGCTTTGTGCGGATCACGATTCATGGTTTTTCTCATTCAAGATGCGTGAAATTTCCCGGTCGATGTACCACCGGGCCTTGCGTAAGTCTTCGACCTCCTTGCCCTTGAGGCTTGCTCGCCAGATGTACTTCATGGCATTGCCCAGGCAGAAAGTCATGTGCTCAGTAATCTCGATGCACTCCACACCTGATGGATGTGAGTTGTAATGTTTTGGGTGATTGACATTGTCATTCATGGATGCCCTTTCTAGCCTTGCCATGCCGCCTCAGAGGCACAAATAATGGTTGGTTGATGTCCACCTACATGCTTTTGGGAAAATCGCTTGTAGGCCGTTCTAGCTCATACACTCGGACCTTTACCAACCCGGCAATCGTTGGGTTGCGATAGATCCTCAGATCTGAGATTTGGTTGTCGTCCTTCCACACCTGGGCGTGGGTCAGACTGTCCAGCAGGGACTTGAGCAAGTTGTCGATGTCCCGCTTGCGTTTGTCCGGTGGGAACACTTCGATCTCGACCCGCAGGTCCCCCTCGAGTTCGTAAGTCTTCACCCCATGTTCCGCTAAGCACAGATTGACCGCCTTGCGGTAGGCCTGGCCCTCCTGCGAAACGTATACGGTGGCGAGCTTGCCAATGACTCTGTGCCGCCAGTAAGTGTTTACGGTAGGTGGCCATGGCAAGGTGGCCTCAAAAGATAATGGGGTTTCCATAGGCTTGCTCAGTAAATTGTTGTGAGTTTTTGTCGAACCAAAGTCTGATGACGCCTTCGTATTCACCGTTGCGCTGCTTCTCGATGGCCAGGTAAGCGTCAGGGATTGACTGGTCAACGACGTTTCCTGCTTCGACCTCACGCTCCTTCTTTTTGTTGCGGTGCATCAGGATCACGTTATCAACCTGGTCGGCCACCGAGCCTGAGCCTTTAAGGTCCATCTTCGTGGGTGGGTTCTCATCGTTTTGTTGCTTGCGGATGTGATGCACCAGGTGAATGTGCGTGTCGTAATCTCGAGCCAAGGTGCAGAGTTGGTCCACAAAGTTTTTCTGACCGTTGTAGTCGTCCTCGTCGCGCAGGCATTTCATGAGTGAGTCGATCAGGTAGTGCTTGCAATTGAGGTTGGCTGCAGCATAACTGCCAACCCCTAAAACCTGCCCAGGGCTTACCGTCCCCTGCTGGTCATAAAACCACATCTTGTCTCCCACCCAGTCCTTGAAGGCCTCGTAATCGGCTACAGCAGGGTCTCTGCGACGGGACCATTGCCTGACCATCCTTTGCAGGGTGCGCAAGGGCTTCATCTCAAAGCTTGCAATCACAACACGTTGGCCTTGAGCGATCAGGCTCAGGGCAATCATGCCGGTCAGCATGGACTTGCCAGATCCGTTGGTGCCGGCAAAGACCGTAACCTCGGCAGGCCGGAACTCGAAGAGGCCCAGCGTCTTGGACCAGGGCATCGTGATGGGTTTGGTTATGACCGGGTTCTTAACCTGGTCGATCAGTTGGTCCATGCAGTCAGCCGCGGACCTAACCCGGACCTGGGCTTCCATGGAGTCATACCAGGATTGAAAATCGATGTCTTGAGGGATGGTGTTCATGCGTCAACCTTTGAGTCCCAGAGGATGGGAAAGCGTGATTCGGTGTAATGAGCAAAGACTCGAGCAGCACCGCAGCGGAGCAGTTCCTTGCTGGCGCGCGCTACTGCATCGGAGTCAGGGCCTGTAACGTGAGCAACCAGGCCTTTGGCCCAGCGGTAGTCAAAATCCCATTTGCTGACCACTACAACCGGGACTGCGGCGTAGGCATCAGGCTTGCCATCAAACTCAATGAAGATGGCGCGGGGCACCTCATTTTTAGCCAGCAGGTCCATAACGAAGTCGTGCCCCTTCATACGCCACCTCGGCTTGCGAAGGGATCTTGGCTTACAGGCTTCGCCTTGCCTTCTTTCTCAGCAAGTACCCAGTTTTGGAAGGTCTTATCCCAATCCAGCTTGGTAGCGTCCTTGCCTGACTTGGCTTGCCAGTAATTGCAAAACTTCATGATGGTATGGCTTGGGTTCAAATCAGGCCGTTCCTTGCGCATGAAAGCAATCAACTGATCGGAAGGTTCCCAGTCTGGGGGCAAGCGCGTAGCGCGGCTCTCTCTGGTTCTTGGTTCTTGGTTCTTGGTTGGGATCTGTTCCGCATCTGATTTCAGATCTGATTTCAGATCCTTTTCAGCTTCCCAACGGATCTGATTCGCACGCTTTGCAGAAGCTGCCTTGGCTTGGTACTTACGAATCTCGGCATCAATCCTCTGATGCGTATGTGATTTCAGATCTGAATCGTATGTGAAATAGATCTGAACCAGACTCCGAACGCAATCCTCCTTGCCACGCGCTCCGATCTTAAAAGCAAGGCTTGGAATATCGTCTGGGAGGGGCTTTTCAGTGTCGTAATACAGCCAGATCAGCCGCAGGTAGTAGTAGGACTCTTCGGGTGTTAAGGACGAGGTGTCCTTCAAAAAGTCCCCGATGTGGTGGGGATAAAAGTGCATTTCATAACCTTCCATCAAAGGCAATCATCACTGAAGTTGGGCGTTGGCAGGCGGGTGATGAAGCCGCTTTTCGGTAGCTAACCTAGCCATGCCCTGTGGAC